GTTAGAGGCGCTCTTGTATATAATAATCTTCTTAAAGAGCATAAGCTAGAAAATAGATATCAGCCTGTGCAAGAAGGTGATAAGGTAAAGTTCTGCTATCTTAAACTTCCTAACCCTGTTAGAGAGAATGTTCTCAGTATTAGTAATACGCTTCCTAGACGGTTTGGTCTTGAGAAGTATATTGATTATGATACTCAATTCGATAAAGCTTTCCTAGAACCTATTAGGACTATCATGGATGCTATTGGTTGGCGTGTTGAGAAGCAAGCATCTCTAGAAGACTTTTGGAGCTAAAAAATGTCTGATTTCGATTTTGATTTTGGCTTTAGTGCTGTTACAGAAGATGAACTGAAAGTAGTACAAGAAGCATCTAAACAAGCAGAAACTGCTACACAAAGCACTTTAATGCTTGAACAAAAGATTAATAGTTTATATAATATGATTATGCCGCTACTAAACAATCTAGCGAAGAATCCTGAAAAGGATTATATCTATTGGCCTAATAGATTAGATAAGATTGAACAATTCCGCGACAAACTTGATGAGGTTTATAAAACATGAGTGATTTCTTTCGTAATCTGGTAGAAGACATTAAAGATGCTGATACCGTTATAGCTGCTGATGGTACTGGATCAGCTGAGTTTACTGGTACTATTGATACTGGTTCCTATATTTTGAATGCTGCATTATCAGGTAGCTTATATGGAGGAGCTCCTAATAATAAGATTACTGCATTTGCAGGTGAGTCTGCTACCGGTAAGACTTTCTTTGTACTAGGTGTAGTCATGCAGTTCTTAAAAGATAATCCTGAAGGTGGCGTTGTATACTATGATACTGAAGCTGCTGTTACTAAAGAGATGATGGAGTCTAGAGGTATTGATACTCGAAGAGTTATTATTGCTGAGCCTGATACTATTCAGAAGTTTAGACACCATGCATTAAAAGTCATTGAGACATATGAACATACATCTGCTGATAAACGTCCTCCTATGATGATGGTTCTTGACTCGCTTGGTCTTTTATCTACTACTAAAGAGATGGAAGATACTACTGAAGGTAAAGAGACTAGAGATATGACGAAAGCTCAAGTCATTAAAGCTACCTTCCGAGTATTAACTCTTAAACTAGCTAAAGCTAAGATTCCTATGCTAGTTACTAACCATGTATATGATGTAGTAGGGTCTTATGTCCCTATGAAAGAGATTGGTGGTGGTACTGGACTTAAGTATGCTGCATCTACTATTGCTATGCTTACGAAGAAGAAAGAAAAAGATGGTACTGATATTGTTGGTAATATCGTCAAAGTTAAGATGTATAAGTCAAGACTTTCTAAAGAAAATAAGACCGTAGAAGTACGTCTAAGCTATGAAAAAGGCCTTGATCGTTACTATGGCCTTCTTGATCTAGCTGAACAGCATGGTATCATTAAGAAGGTATCTACTCGTTATGAAATGCCAGATGGTACTAAGGTATTTGGTAAAGCTATTAATAGTGATCCAGAGAAGTACTTTACTCCTGAAATTATGGAACAATTAGAAGCAGCTGCTCGTAAAGAGTTTATGTATGGTGGTGATGAAGAGGAGCCCGTAAGTGACAATAGACAGGACGATATTAGCGAACCTGATTCACAATGAAGAGTACTTACGTAAAGTACTTCCATTTTGCGATAAAAAATATTTTCAAGATCTAACTGAACGTACTGTATATGAAGTAATAGACGAGTACGTAGCAAAGTATAACAATGCTCCTTCTAAAGAAGCATTGCAGATTGATTTAAGTGAACGCAATAATTTATCTGAAGATCAGTTTAAGAATGCTCGTGAATTAATTAATGATCTTACTCGCGATGAGGATACTGACTTAGATTGGTTAATGGATCAATCAGAGAAGTTCTGTCAGGAAAAAGCTGTCTATAATGCTATTATGGATAGTATCAAGATATTAGATGATAAGACAGGTGCACAGCAAAAAGGATCTATTCCAGAAATTTTATCTGATGCATTGGCTGTATCGTTTGATAGTCATATTGGTCATGATTTTATTGAAGATGCAGAAGAGCGCTTTGACTTTTATCAACGTAAGGAGTCTCGTATACCTTTTGATCTTGACTACTTTAATAAGATTACTAAAGGCGGGCTACCTAACAAGACGTTGAATATTGCACTAGCAGGTACTGGTGTAGGTAAGTCATTGTTTATGTGCCATTGTGCTGCAGCTAATCTTATGAATGCTAAAAATGTTCTATACATTACTATGGAGATGGCAGAAGAAAAGATTGCTGAACGTATTGATGCAAATCTACTTAACGTAACTATGGATGAGTTAAAAGTATTGCCTAAAGATGCATACGATAAGAAGATGTCGCGTGTATCTAATAAGACTACAGGTAAACTAATTATTAAAGAATATCCTACTGCATCAGCAAGCTCTGGACACTTTAGACATCTATTAAATGAATTGAAACTTAAACGTAGTTTTAGACCTGATATTATCTATATTGACTATCTTAATATCTGTATGTCAGCAAGATTGAGGCATGGATCAAATGTTAACAGTTATACGTATGTTAAAGCGATTGCCGAAGAGCTTCGTGGACTCGCAGTTGAATTCGGCGTGCCAGTGGTGTCAGCTACGCAGACTACTCGATCCGGATTCACGTCCTCAGACATCGGGCTTGAGGACACATCTGAATCGTTTGGGTTGCCGGCGACGGCCGACCTTATGTTTGCTCTTATCTCTACGGAAGAGCTCCAAGACCTCGGACAGATCATGGTGAAGCAGCTTAAGAATAGATATAGTGATCCGAATATTAATAGACGGTTTGTATTAGGGGTAGATAGAGCTAAGATGAGATTATTTGATGCAGAGCAAGAAGCTCAAGAAGATGTATTAGATGGACCAGTATTTGATGAGACTAATACTGGAGCAAGACTTAAAGAAGCATTCAAGGAGTTTATATGATGAACTATAGAGTTATCGAAAAAGATAATAGTTATGGTGTATTTGAAACTCAAACAGGCCTTATAGTCTTTAAAGATAAAGACCGTATGAAAGTAAGTGAAAGATGTAGGTGGCTTAATTTAGGTGGATGTTTTGATGGGTGGACACCAAAGTATATCTTACATGAAAATTTTCAAGTTTATCTAACTGTAGAAGATGTTAACTTGTTATTCGAAGAGTTTCTCTTGGGAGAAGAGAGCTAAATATTCCCAATCATGTATGTAGTGCCTATAGGTACAGAGGCAAGTTGTAACGACAAGGAATAGCTGAGATAGCTTGAAGCCAGTGGGGTTCTGCTCAGCCGTACATGAAAATAATTACTAAAAACTATTATAAACTCAAAGGTCATAGGAAATTCTTATGACCTTTTTTTGTATCTACTTGATTTCAAAGAAGTTTTTGTCACAAAAAAAGCTTGATTTTAGTTGCATTTGTTCCTATAATAAGAGAGTAAATAAAGAAAGAGGTTAATATGCATCCAGGCAATTATATCACGGTTATTGGAACTACAGATCGTAAAGCAGATCTAGTCAAAGAAGTAGTAGAATATTGTATTGATGAAATGCTTCCTAGATTTAGAACTTTAGATATAGTTGTAGAGTTCGATAAACTAGAGAAACTATATGGTAGTTGTATACATGTAGATAAGAATGAGTTCTATGTTGAGATTGCATCTCATCTGCGTGATTATAAGACTATTGTTAGAACTGTATGTCATGAGATGGTCCATGTTATGCAAGGAGCAAAGGGTCTACTGAAAGAGACGAAAGGTAAGCAGCGTTGGAAGGAGATTGATTATTCAAATACACCTTACTCAAAGCAGCCATGGGAACGTCAAGCTTTTCGCATGGAAGAACAATTAGCAAAAAAGTTCTGGGACAACAAAAAAAACAGTTGATTTTTATTTTAAATGAGACTATTATAAGATATAAAATGAAGGAGAAAGTGATGGCGACTCAAATGATGATCGAAGTGATGGAAAAAATAGTGAAGGATCAGTCAGAGGCTAATATGCATAAGCAACTTAGTCGGTTGACTTCAGATGAACTAGACTCTCTAGGACGTCTGTTTGGCTTTGTAGAGGCAGAGCGTATGGATCGTGAATATAGATATATGGACGAAGGAGTTGCTTAATGGTAGTGTCAGTTAATCCAGAGATAGTTTTTGAATCTATCTGTGATATGAGTTACGAGCAGAGAGAAGAACTGCTTAAATTAATAGTGAATAGAGAACCAGATCTTGCTGATGGTATGATGTGTTCTATGATGAGTAAGTATCAGAGATTAAGAGAGATGAGAGGAGATTTTGATAATGAAACTGAAGACCTTTGGAGACTTTGATGGGAATTAAAGGAGCAATATCAGCATTAAAACGTGAGGCTGAGTTTTTAGGGTTAACTTTCAACGAAGTTTGTATCTTCGTTGAGCGAAATCCATACGCAGCAAGTAATAAAGCTATCATGGCTTTAGGAGTCTTAAAAAGGAGTAAACTATATGACGGTGCGTGAAGAAATCAAATACGCTCTACAAGAATCAGAAATGATGAATAGAGGTCAAAGTATTGATAAAATTATTGAAGATGCGTCAAAAATGTCGCAATGTCCTGCGACATGGGTGAGACAAATTTATGAGGAGTTAAAGCGTGAATATATTTATTCTAGATAAGAATCCAAAGATAGCAGCTGAGATGATGTGTGATAAACATGTCGTTAAAATGATTGTCGAATCAGCTCAAATTCTATCTGCTGTAGTAGATGGCAACTATAAAAATGAGCATAGAGGGTTAGGTCGACCTTCAGAGCAACTAGGCCTTCCTCAGTATCCGAAAGCTCATGCAAAGCACCCATCAACATTATGGGCTAAAAAGTCTCGGGGTAACTATCGATGGTTAATCCGACATATGAGAGCCTTGTGTGGTGAATACCGTAAGCGATACGAAGATAGAGTTCATAAGCTAGAAGGTACTCTAATGATATATGAAGGTCAAGATCAATATCTTACGTTTGCGCAAGAACGGAGATCACCATTTGAAATTGCGATCACTAATAAAGAATGGCATGATCCAGATCCAATCAAAGCATATCAGACTTATTATAATATGGAAAAGTCTCGTTTTGCTAAGTGGAAGTTAGGTAATGTACCGAAGTGGTATGTACCTGGTCAAAGAGTAGCTTGATGAAGAACCCGATTGCAAGATACTTAATGTGTGCGTATGCATATTATGTTGAAGATGATCCTTTGATATCCGACAGTGAATTTGATCAGCTTGGAAAAGATATCTTACAAAACTATGATAACATCGAGCATATGCACAAGCATTTAGTAACTAAAAAAGATCTTGAAGCAGGTACTTATCTAGGTGAATATCCAGAGCTAGTAAAAGGTGCTGTACGAGATTATCGCAATAGTAGATAATTTTTAGGAAAAAAACAGTTGCCTTTTTTTCGTGACGAGACTAATATAAGATATAAGATGAGAAAACAGAGAGGAGTTCATCATGGGTAAAGTTAATTCTTGGGTTATGGA